TTTTGATAATAGTGGTTTATTACAAAATTATAGTCCAATAACATATTTTCTAAAAAGTTATAATAAAAAAAAAGGTACTTGTATTATAAAAAAAAAAGATACAGCTGATACTAATATTGAAGAATTTTATACTGATTTAGGTTGTGATAGGACTAGTAGTATTTTTCCTGTATTTATTATTGATGTTGGAGGAAATTTAATGACTTTAATATTAAATCTTACTAATAGTCAAATCGACGATCAATATCAATTCTTTAATATATATAATCCTGAAGTAAATTATGACTCAGCATCAAAAATAGGAACATATAATGTAAATTATTATAAACAACATCCAAATAACGCTAAAATTCATTCACTTCAAAGTAATACATTTATGAATATGACTAATGGTGGAACAAATAATTATTCAGTAAATGATTTTTCTAATCATGGATTTATAAGCAAATATGATTTAATATTAGAACCAACCACATATTTTTTAACAAGTGGAAGTAAAAATAAAATGTTATTACGAACAATTAACCATTTGGATTTTAATAATAATTCACTTAGAATTGAAAGTAGTGATAGTAATATTGGTCGATTAAGTAAATTAATTCAAAAAAATATAGATGTAAATTCAAATAGTGTATTAAATGACTTACAATTAATGTTTTTACAGGCAAAACGTGCTGGTGATCAATTACAAGCTTGTTCTATTTATAATTTTGCTTCTAGAGAATATTATGCATTTTCTGTAGGTCCTAATGGGGATTTATCTACATTTAATACACAAACATCAATCCAATTAATTCCTTGGTTTGTTACAGAAGACTCATTGGCGAGGGATTTTGCTTTATTAATTGGTTGTAATGTAATTTATTCTAGTCATAATCCAAAATCTATTACTTTATATAAAAGAAATACTCCAACTCAATTACAACCTATTAATTTAAATATACAACCAATAAATCCTTCAAATTTGAATTTAATACAACAAACAGCTGGTGGAAAAAATTTAAATAATAAAAATAAAAAAATAAAATATCAAAAAGGTGGTTATGATTATGATTTTAATGAAGAAAATAATAAATTAATTAATTTTTTATATAGAAACTCTATATATGATATTTTTTTAAATTATTTTAATAATAATCAAGAATTTATAGATAATTTAGCAGATATAAATACTGCTGATTTTACTACAAAAATTGCATACTTAGATAATTTTGTAAATATAAATGATTTAGATTTTGACGATTATAGAAATATAATTAAACTAATGTTAATTAAAGTTATTTGTGAAGAAAATATTTTAAATAAAGAAGAACAAGAATTTTTTTTCATTTTTGCTTATAAATATAATCAATTAATTAATCAATTATTATATTATGATAGTTCTGATGAATTATTATATAAACTATTATTTTATAATTTATTATTTGAATATAATGTCACTTTATTAATTAATAATGATTTATTAAATGTATTAAATAATTTGAAAAAAATAATATCTATTTTATTAAAAAATACTATTGAAGTAGAAGTTTTTTCTCGCAATGATATTCTAACAAAATATAGATCTATTTTACAATCTTCATTAGATGTAATTACTAATGAAGAACCACGTTTATTTTCATTTCTACTTAATAACAAATGGACGATGTATTTAGATGAATTAAATGGTTTTGAATATTTAAATATACCTAAAGCATATGTGTCAGAAACTAAAGTATATGGATTAGAACGTACAAAAAAAAAAAGAAATTTTAGATTAAAACAATCTACACCAATAGGAATACAAACCGATTTACGAGGACCAATTTCAAGGATAAATCCTTTAGGTGGTAAAAAAATAAAATTAAAACAAAAACAAATAAAAAAAATCAAGAAAAAAACAAATAAAAAAATTAAGAAAAAAACATAATAAATTGATTAAACATTTTTATTACAACCATTTATAGGGATTAAATTTATAATTAACTTCAACACCTAAATGTATTAATCCGTGAACTCCAATTGTAATAGTAATCAATAGTAATAATATAAGTTTCTTAGTTAATGGAAAATTAGAAATTTCTCTCAAATTAATAACAATAATAATTATTATTAATAATAATAACAAACCAGTAATAAAAAGTGAACTTAATGATGGAGCAATTAAATATTTAGTTAACATTTATAACATTATAAAATATAATAATGTTATAAACTTGAAGAAATACATGAATTTCAATAGTCTATATATGATAGGTCAATGTATATTTAGTATTTAATTTATAAATTATTCTTCATTAGTAAATTCATTATCATCATCTTTATTTTGTATAAACCTAACTTTATACCACCCTTTTTTAGTACATTCACCAAACCGCTTATTCATAGCCTCATATAATTCTTCACCTTTTGGTATTTTCTTAGCACCTTGTTCTTGTTGAAACCATAACTTGAATTCTTCCATTAATCCTTTCTTACCAATTTTATCATCAATATTATCAGTTTTCTCAAGCATTTCCAAAATAAATGCGCTAATAAAGTCTTGATTTTTTCTATAACCACGTGAAGCATTCATTACTGTTTCACAATCTTTTACAATACCATCAGTTTCAAAACATTTTTTAACTAATAATGAAGCAAATATAGGCGCTAAACGTGGTAGTTTATCTTTAAGTGATTTATCTTTTGTAAATATCCACTTTGTCTCATCATTATAAACTTCACCTTCATCTACGAATTTAGAAGGAAAATCACACTTACGAATACGACGCCAAGTGCCATCATCATTACTTTCAATATCAAATAAATTATTCGTACATACTACAAGTGTAAATTGTGGTTCAAATATTTCAGACTCTAAATATAATCCACGTGCTTGTAATGGGTCACCACCAGTAAGTTCTTTCATAATACCTTCATTTAATTTTACACCTTTTGAAGGTTCTTGCATCACTGCATAACGCACACCTTTAAGTTTTAATACTTCATCTGATGTACCACCAATTTTATTACGTGTTTCAGTAACTAATGTAATAGGTACAGTTCCTTTATATTCGCCTAATGTTAATGACATTAAATCTGCTAATATTGATTTACCATTTGAACCACTACCGTGATATACATTAAATGTTTGATTTTTATTTACACCAATTAAACAAGAAGCTAAATGCTCCCACATATATTCGTAAAGGTCAGGAATAGGAAATAATTTATTCATAAATTCAATAATTTCATTTTTTTGTTTATTATAGTCTTCATTATTAATATTATCATCATAAGGAATATAATTAATTTTCGTAGATTTTGTAATATAATCTTCTGGATAACCTTCTCTAAATTTTTTAGTTTCAAAATCAATAACACCATTATTAAAACACATTAAATATTTATTCGTGTCAATTAATTTAATAAAATCACCATCATAAAATACTTCAGCTGCTTCTCTCATAATATGGTCTTTATGATTTGTTTTTTTTAACATTATTTTGACATCACATATTAGTTTTATTCTTTTCTTTAAAAACTCGCTTCGTTGGTCGTCGTCTTTATATTCAACGACTTCATTTTCAAGTTGCTCTGATTTTTTAGTGAATAAATTATATAAATCTTTTGAAATTTTCTCTCGTAAACTAAGTCCCTTATCCATAACCCAATGATGATTTTTAAATCTATACCAAATTCCTCGTTTATCATAACTAACACATACATAGTTTTCTTTATACATTTCTTTTAAAATAACTGCTAAATCATATTCTGTACATGTTTCTAATGCACGATCAATATAATAATCAATTGTAGTTTTCTTGATTTTTTCATAAGCATCATAATTTTCTTTTTTAACCCAATAAATTATAGAGCGTTTTGTCACTATTTCATTATTTTTATTACTACGACTAAATTTCTTCCATTCGCAATATAATTGAGGAATAGTAGAATAGACAAAATCTGATGCTTTACTTCGTAACATTACCCATGATAAGAATAAACGTTCATCTGTATGTTTTAAGGCAAATGCTACTTGACGATTAGCGTTATGTGTACCAGGTTCATAAAAACGTGCTGGTAATGCTTGTGTATATTCATGTAATTCTCTTAATTCATATTCATTTTCTTTTAAGTTTTTCATTATATTATTAATTGACTTTACTAATATTTCTTGGCTAATTATTTTATCAAGTGTAATAACATCATTATCTTCATAATCATAATCATTTATTCCATCATTAATTTTAATTAAATTAAATTTTGTTTTAGATGTTAATTTAGCTTTTTTTGATTTATTGGATTTAAGCTTAGTATAAATATCTATTATTTTAGGATTTAATTCAAATTTTTGATGATTTTCATAAGTAACACTTAATTTTTCTAAATTTTCAATTAAATTAAAATTTTCTACTGGTAATTCATCTACAGTAAATTCACCATCATTAGCATCATAGTTTATAATAAAATGATATGTTAGTTCATAACATTCATTTCCTGGTTTACGCGAACCATAACATTGCCAGTTTGTTGTGCCACGACTAATACCACTATCAATTACACTTTCATAATCATTTATTAATGGTAAATCCCAATATTCTGGTAATTTTTCAATTAATTTATCACGTAATATTGACTGTATTATTAAGTCTGATTTAATACCAATTAATACATGAATACCATCTTTTGTTAAAGTACCATCTTCAAGTCTATTTACATTTGGTTTTTCAAAAATATAAATAGGAAATGGCATTTGTTCATGAAATATAAATAATTCTTTTAGTATATCAAAACATAATGCAAACATATCAATAATATGTTGTTTGTTATGTTGTCGCTCAGTTGTTTCCCAAGAATATCTAAAATCAAAATCAATTGCTAATGGACCACCGCTTTCTAATTGTTTTTCTGTTAAATATTCTTTATTTTTATTCACAAACACGTGTTGATAATATAATTGGTAAAATACATCCATTTCTTCACGTGGAATAAGATAACAACCTGGATATATATTTAATGATTTATCTGGAATTCTTGTATGTGTATATTTTTTATCATTTTTAATATTAACATCATTAATATCATTAGTATTATTAGTATTATTAGCATTATTAGTATTATTATCATTAAAATTTGAATTTAAATTTTCATTAATAATTATATTATTTGATTTTATATTATGCTTTGAGAGAAATTCAGGAAGGTCTTTATATTGTGACGTTAATTTTGATACATTCATAATTAGTTAATATATATTGATATTTTTCTAATATAATTTATTAAAATCAATTTTTAATTTTATTTCAATTTTTTACAAGGTGTAAAAAAAAAATTCTGTATAACCTAAGACCAATTCCTTATTTAATTTTTTTGGTTCAACCTTTTCTAAATGTACGAATTATTATTCTTTTATTTCCCATACATTATCACAATCACTACATAAATAAACATATTTCATAGAAACGTCATCATATCTAATATAAATAATTTCACGTTCTTTTTTATCAGTATTTGTAGGACATTTATCATTAGGACATAAAATACTATTTATTCGTGGTAATGTTGGGTCATATTTTGTATATTTATTTATAATATGCTTATAAGTTTGTTCGCTATTTTTTATTTGATTACTATAAATACTTAATGCATTACTTGCTAATAAACTATCTTCATTACCACATTTTCTACAATAATAAATCAATTTATTTGGGTCATTTTCATTAATCCTAATATAATACATATTAGAGCATAAATTACAAAAGTGCATAATTAATTATATTATATTATTATTAATATATTATTATAATTATTAATATATTAATTATTATTCAATTTTTTTCATAATAAAAAAATAATCCTAATCATAACATAACAATATCTTTCATGTTGGTGTAAAAAATCTAATATTAAACATAATATTAAACATAATATTACACCCTTGGTAATTTAGATCTAAAATAAACTATAAACTTCATTTAATTTATAAATTAATTGTGAATAATCTATTTTAATACACATTCCATACATATTAGTATAAATAATAGGTATAATTTTATCATCTTCTATTATAAAATCTATTTTTAATTTACTTAAATTTGGAATAGAGTTAGTTACTTCTGTTTTTTTTGATTTTCCTTTAGTTAATATTCCTTTATTATTTACTCTTATTGTTTCTGGTGTATTTTCAAATACATCTTGATATAATTTTATAAAATACTCATTTTGTAATATTGCTATTTCATTTAATTTATTAAAATTCTTAATATAATTTTCTTTCATTACATCATAAAATAAATCAAAAAAAGGAAAATAAATGCTTTCTTTTTTCATTAATAAAGAACAAATAGCACTATTTAAATTTGAATAAGTTATAATATGATTATAATTTTCTATATCTTCATGGTTTTTATTTACTCCTGGCTCATTTAATAAAGGATTTTCTGTAAATATTGTTAATAATGTTAATAATACACTTGAAATAGTTTGACATGAAGTCCATTGTTCTCCACTCCACGTATTTAAAATACTTAAACAAACTTTACCACATACATATAAATTAGGATGAAAACGTACTTTATTTTCATTAGTACAATATAATAATTTAGGTGGATTTAAAGGATAATCATATGGATAATTAATTTTAAATAAATAATAACCGCCAAAATATGGAGTATCTGATGGACCTATTATCATTGCATAACCTTGTAATATATCTGTATCATCATGAACGTAATAAATACCTTGATCGTTTAAAGGATTTTTCATTAACATTCTAACATCTTTTAATAATCTATTAATTGTCTCACGAGTAATAATTTTATCCATATTAATTATATTATTAATACATTAGGTTTAATATATTTTGATATATTTTAATATATTTTGTTAATTTAATTATTTTAAAAATTGAATAATTTATTATATTTTAATAAAATATTAAAACTTAAAACTAATTAATTATTATTATGGCTTCTAATAATGATGATTATGATGATTCTGACTATGGCTCAAATTATAGTAATGAAAATAAGGATAATAATGATTTTGATTTTAATGATTATGAAAAATCTGTTAAATCAAAGAGAAAATTTTTAAAATCAAATAAATCTAGTAAATTTACTAAAATAAAAAATACTAACGATTTAGATGACTCATTAGATATAGATATTAATGATGATGAAGAATTTTATGAAGATGAACGTGTTGACGACGCACAAATCGATGAAGAACAAAATGAAAATTTTGGTAATGTTGCTGGTGAATTAGATGATGAAGATGATGGGGGTGTTTATGAAAAAAAAGGAAATGATGACGAAGATGATGATGTAGATGATGGAGATGATGGAGATGATGGAGATGATGGAGATGATGGAGATGATGACGAAGAAGATAATGATGGAGATGATGATGGAGATGATAATGAAGATGATAATGAAGATGATAACGGAGATGAAGATGATGATAACGGAGATGATAACGGAGATGATAACGGAGATAATGATGAAGATGATGATGAAAATAAAGGAAAACAAAAAGGAAATAAACAAAATCAAAGAAAACAAAAAAAACTTACAAAAAAACAACTTCAACAAATATTAATGGATAATGATGAAGAAGAAGATGGATATGATGAAAATTATTTAATGAAATTTGAAAACGACTTAAATAATAATTATATTAATGAATTTCATCCAGAATGTATGAGTGTAAATTATGATGAAGTTATTAAATTATCTAAAATTATTAAAAACAGTGATGGAATAATTATAGATCCATTTCATAAAACATTACCACATTTAACTAAATATGAAAGAACACGTGTATTAGGACAGCGTGCTAAACAAATAGAGAATGGTTGTAAACCATTAATTAATGTACCTGAGAATATTATAGATAGTTATATTATTGCTGAAATGGAATTAGAACAAAAACGAATACCATTTATTATAAAAAGACCTATACCTGGTGGAATGTTTGAATATTGGCATTTAAAAGACCTTGAAATGTTAGGTTTTTAATATATTTATATCTTCTCTCAAAAGTTAGAAAAGAATTATATCTTATGGATAATCATTAGTTTTCCTAACTATAAATATTTTATCTAAATTATGTTTTTGATTTTTAGCATCTTGATAACCATTATCAAATAATTCTAATAAATTATTCCTTGATAAAGAAAATATTTCTTTAAATTTTTTTAATGATTTAAAATGTGATTTAAATGGTTTAAAACCGTACATTACATCTGTTAAATTTGATGAATTAGATGAATTTGATGAAACTGAGTTGTTTATTTTATTTTTTGAAGCATCACTTGTAATACTATTTGGTATAAATTCTTCTATATTACTCCATATACTTGGATTAATATGAATAATCCGTGATGTATTTAAATAAGGATAATTACTAAAACCACCATCAAATGAAAATAAATCATTATATTTATTTGTTAAACCACCAGTAACAAATGGAATATGAGAACTAGCAATACAACAATTAATAGCATCTTCTAAATTTTCAAAATCTGAATAAATATTAATATTTGGTCTAAGTCCTTTAAATGTTGTTACACCAATAAATAATTTAGATAAATCAAAATCTTCTTCTCTATAATTAGTTAATAATTTATATTTTATAATATATTGAAATTCGCTAATTGTTCTAGCATTTAATAAACGTTCATCAATAAGTTTAAATATAAAATCCATAGAAGGACCTTTATAACACATAAATAAACCATTCCATGCGCCTGCTGAAGCACCAGAAAATATACAATTATCAATATTATAATTTTCTTTAATATAAGTTAAAATACCTAATGAATAAAAACCTTTAAATCCACCAGGTGATATTGTAATAAGTTGTTTACCAACAAAATGGTTTTGTTTTAAAAAAATAGGAATTTGAGAGTTACAAAAACTTTTTTTATTTTTTGATGATATTATACATTGTTTATATTGTTTTTTAATTGGCTCATTTGTAATATTAATTGAGTTATTAATTGAGTTATTAATTGAGTTATTAGTTGAGTTATTAATTGAGTTATTAGTTGAGTTATTAGTTGAGTTATTAATTGAGTTATTAGTTGAGACATTATTTAAGTTATTAATTAGGTCATTAGATGTTTTATTAAATAACTTATCTATTACTTTTTTTAATAATATTAATTTATTAAAATTTTGTAACTTATTTAATGTATTAAAATGTAAATTTTGTAAATTATTTAGTAAATTAATTTGTAAATTATTTAGTGAATTAATATTTTTAAGATTAACATTTTTAAGATTAATATTTTTAAGTGTCAATAATTGTATTTTCTCATTTTTATTATTAAAATTATTAAAATTATTAAAATTTTGGTTTAATTTATTTAGATATTTATCAATTTTAACATTTTTTATTTGGAGAGAAAATATAAAACTTTGTGTTGCTATTATTAATGTTACTAGCACTATTATAAAATTTAAATATTTATAATAGTTCATATGTAATATGTAGTTATTATATAAATTACAAAAAAAAATAAAAATATAAAGATTGTAAAAGATAATTTTGAGAGAAAAAAATTAGTTATATTAAACAAAATATTATATTATAAAAAACACTAATAAACTTATGAAAATAGCATTATTATTTATTATTAATTATAATCACATCTTATTAAAAGAAGAACTATGGAAACAATGGATAGAACCTAATAAAGACATAATTAATGTTTATTTTTATTATAAAGATATTAACTTAATTAAATCTCAGTGGATAAGAGAACGTTGTATTCCTAGTACACTAATTTATCCTACATCATATTATTATGTAATACCTGCTTATTATTCACTTATGTATTATTCTTATAATCATAATAAAGAAAATACTTGGTTTTGTTTTTTAACTGATAGTTGTTGTCCTATTATTAGTCCTGAAAAATTTGCGGAGTTATTTACTACTAATTATAATAAGTCTATATTTAGTTATAAGCCAGCGTATTGGAACCCTAATTTTCATAAAAGAGCTAATTTAGCTAAAATACCAAGAAAGTACTGGTTAGCCCAAGACCCATGGTTTATAGCAACTAAAAAACATATTGAATTATTTTTATTATTTCCAAAAGTAGAGAGAAAATTAATGAATGTTATAATTTCAGGTGGATTAGCCAACGAAACCCTATTTGCTGTAATATTAAAGTATTTTAATCAACTAAATAATGAGACATTAATTAATAATTCATCTCATATTACTGATTGGAGACGAATGTCTAGTAAAACAAGTCCTTATGTATTTAAGACTGTTAATGAATATGATATAAATTTTATAAAAAATAGTTTAAAAAATAATAATTATGCTGTTTTTTTAAGAAAATTAGATGCTAGTTTTCCAGATACTAATATAAAAAATATATGGTTTAGCGGTAATAATTCTTCCTAAAAATTTTCTTGTTAATTTATCTCGTTAATTTGTGTCGTTAATTTATGTCGTTAATTTATGTCGTTAATTTATGTCGTTAATTTATGTCGTTAATTTATCTGTGAAATTTGTCGTATTATTACAGAAGAAGGTGCTGTGCTCTTTAAGTGAAACTTTATTCCCTAATTGTATTTAATTTGTCTTAAATCTAAAACCACATTTTAAGCATGTTAAATAACAAGTCATTGGCTCATCTGCTGACCTTACTTGCTGTAAATAATACGTAAAATCATTTCCTTTACATTTACGACACGTATAAGAATTGGTTGCTGCTGCCATAACATTTTCGAATTTATTTTTTTCACGCTTTGATTTTGCCTCTATTAATGAAGCCCATTTTTCTGGTTTTAAATCTTGATGTGTCATAAAGGCTACATCACTTGCTTTAATTAAACCATTTTTAATATTTTGTATTAATTCATCATTTAAATTATTTAAAATAGTCCTTAAATGAGTGCAATATATTTGAATAAAACATTTATTATCCCATTTTTTTAATACTTTTTTGGATGAAGCTTCTTTTAATGAATAATTAAAAATCCCTTTTTCTAAATTTATTGATGCTTTTTCATTATCTAGTTTTTCGTTTATTTTCTCTCTAATTGATATACGAAATAATTCTGGATTTTCAATAGTTTCAAACATTATTAATTAGTTAGATATATTATATTAATGTAACTTTTAATTAGAGTTTTAGTTTTAAATATTTTCAATTTTAAATAAAATTTGATAATATTAAACCAACTAAAAAAGTAGTTTTTTATTTTGCTTTATTTATTAGTTTGATAAATAAATGGTTCTTTCACGCCATAAATCTGCGTAATATTTATTTTTTTGATATATCTTTTGTTCTTCTCTATAACTATCATAATATTTACCTATTATAATGTTTTTATTTTTATAATTATCTTTATCACCTTTATATAAAATATAATTTTTTTCAATATTATTAAAAGTAGTATCTCTAAATTCAAGTTCTAAGTTATTAATTTTATTTTGTGAAAAAAATCTTCCTAATAAACCAGGACCAGTTGGATCTAAACAACTATTACCATAATAATTATTTTTAACATTTTCTACTATTTTTTGAATACAATATTTTAATATTTCATTTTTTGGTTTAACAATTATTAGTGCAGTATAAACACAGTGTTCTACTCTATCTTTACAAAAATATTCTTTATCAGTTAATTCAATTAATTTAAAGTTATTAATAAATTCATATTTTATATCTACATAAATACCACCATTTTTATATAATACACAAAAACGCCATAAATCTGATTTATAAGAACAAGGAATTAATTTATTATAAGCATTTAAAACATCATAATCAAAATTTATTTCTATAAATTGTCTACATTTTTCTTCATCGTAAACATGGACGTTAAATTCTTGATTTAAACTTTTTAAATATTCAACATTTTTATTCATAAAAGGTGGTAAATTAGAAGTATGCCAACACGTATATATATTTAATGGAATTACAGAATTATAATTATTACTTAATGTAAATGGTCTATTAAAACTTAAAAATTCATTATAAAGTTGTCTATTTTTTTTTTTGTTTTTAACTTTTCAATTAATTTTTGTTTTTGTAATAAATTATTTTGTAATAAATAATTCATAAATAATAATATTATTATTTATAATATTATTATTTATAATTATAAAATTATTATATAAAAATTATAATATTTATGAAAAATTAGTTGTAATACTATAAATATGACTCTTCACTTAACTCTGAATAATAATCATAATCATTATTATTATCCATTTCTGTATTTTCTTCATTTGAATTATTTTCTAGTATTTTGTTAGATATTTTGTTAGATATTTTATTAGATGTTTTGTTAGATATATTGTTAGAATTTTTATTAAATATTTTTGATTTTTGTTTTAATATTGTAGAACAACTTTCTGTATCTTCAAATTCATCTAATTCAGTAGTTTCATTAGTTTCACTTTCTTCATCATTTTCATCATTTTCATCATTTTCATAATCATCACTTTCTATTAATTCGTCTTCATTACTTTCATTTGTTTTATTTGTTATATTATTTATATTAAATTGATTAATTTGTTTATTTTTCATTTGTTGTAATTTATTAATTTTAGATTTTTCAAAAACTTTATTTTGTTTATTATTTTGTTTATTATTTTGTTTATTATTTTGTTTATTATTTTGTTTATTATTTTGTTTATTACTAATATCTAAATTTAAATTTGAAATTTCTCTTGATTTAGTAATCTTTTTAATTAATTTAGAGTTTTTTAAATCTAAATCTTTTATTATAGGTTTACTATCAACAACAAATCCATCTTTTAAATAACCTTCTTTTGTTTTCATATAAGAAGGTATATTATCTAATTCATCAGGTTCTTCTTCATCTGCTTTTGCACTAACACTTAAATCTTCAAATCCGCCATATAATTTTTCATAAACTTGTTTCCATAAATCAATCGTTAAATTAAAATAACTTAATTCTCCGTGTTCATCATAAATTTGTCCTAATAAAGCACACGCACCAAAAAATAATGTATTATCAATAGGTGGTGGAAATTCATATTTATTTTCGTTATTAGCACGACCATCTATTTTACCAAAACATTTAATTAAATATTTACAATTATTAATTTTTACTTTCCACTGGGCATGACAAATAAAATTATCTGATTTTTTAAAACCACATTTTTTAAATAATTCATTTATTTTAAAATCTTTAATATTAAGTGTTTTTAATAATCCTGATTTTTCAACAATAATAATAGCTAGTGAATTTGACATTAATAATAATAAATTGTATTAAAGATTAATTAATATAATGATAAATTTTTTAAATAGTTTTATTTTTGTTTTTATTTTTGTTTTTATTTTTGTTTTAAATCTTCAAAGGTTTAAATTATAATAACATTTTCTCTCTAATTATAAATAATATAAAAATTCTAGATGTTATTATGGATTATTAAAATAGCGTTTATTTCAATAATAATAATATTAATATTACACTATTTATTAGAATTTTTTAAATCTACATTAACAACACCAAAGTTAAAGGATTTAGTAAACACACCTTTTCAAAATTATGAATTAATGAATTCAGTAATAAACTCTAGTTTAAGAGAAAATAGTAATTTGAAACTATCAGAAAATAATATGTATTTAAGAGAAAAAAATATAAATACAATAAATAAAACAAATAGCCAAACTATTAATAAAAATTTAAATAAACAATCTAATAATTTAGATTATTATAATACATCAAATACTAATAATAATTATTCAGATTATTCAATTTATAATTCTAATGATTTTAATGATTTTAATAATTCTAATGATTTTAATAATTCAAATGATTTTAATAATTTTTATGATTTTAATAATTCTAATGATTTTAACAAATCTAATGAATTTAAAAATAATATTATTAAAAATGAAATGAAAAATGAAATGAAAAATGAATTAAAGAATTTTTTAAATTCATTTAAAGATTAAAGTTATAAAAAGATATATTAATATAAAACAACTTAAAAATAATTTAATAAATTAAATGAAAATTGATTTTTGTGATTAAATAATGAATAAAAATATTAATATTAATAATTCTCAATTTAATACAAAAAGAAATTATAATATCAATAATAATACAAACATGAATATTAATACAAACAGGAATATTAATACAAACAGGAATATTAATACAAACAGGAATATTAATAGAATTAATAATAGGAATAATAACAATAATAAGAATGATAATATTAATGATTTATTAAATAATTTTCCAGAATTTGAACTTTCTTATGAAAATATAATTCATAACAAAGTACATTTAAAATCTAATAATAAACATAATGAAAACTCTAAATTAATTATGGCGTTACCAAAAGGATTAAAGACAATATTATGGTTTATACATAATAAAATAATTATTTTTGAATTAACACAAAATTATGCATTAAAAATACATAAAATATTAGAATTTAATGAGAGTTTTGTAAAGAATTATATTAGTAACGTTAATAACAACAATAATAATAATCCTATATTAAGAGATAATTTATTTTATGCAGTTGAATATATTTCAAATAATAAAACTTATTATACTATTATTGATATTTTTTATTATTATGGTTATAAAATTGTAAATGAAAACTATTTAACCAAGCTTAAAAAAATTACGAAATTTCTTGATATTTTAACTAATTTAAAAGATAAAAATTTAGAAACTAATATATTTTGTTTTCCAATTATTACATCTAATTATGATGTATTAGATTATGTTTTAAATAAAAATATACAATTAAAAAAATCATTAGATAAATTACATATTATTGATTATTATGATATTAATTTTTATTTTTCTTTAAGTTATAATGATTATTTAAAATGTTCTTTAAATAATATTAATAATATTAATAAAAAACAATTTAAAGAAAATAATAATATTAATAAAAATCAATTTAAAGATAATAATAATATTAATAAAAATCAATTTAAAGAAAATAATAATATTAATAAAAATCAATTTAAAGAAAATAATAATATTTATAAAAATCAATTTAAAGAAAATAATAATATTTATAAAAATCAATTTAAACAACATAAATTAAGTTCTACACAGCAACAACAATATTTTAAATTTTTATATATTAAACCTGAATTTCAAAATGACATTTATAATTGTTATGATTTAGTTAATAATCAATTTATATTTATTGGACTAGCATCTATTCCTGATTATAAAACTAGTGTAATGATGAATGATTATTTTCGTGTTATTAAAGAAAATCAGGACTTGGATAAGTTAGAAATTAGCGATAGTGAAGATGAATTTGAAAATGAAGATACTACTAAATTTGTTTATTTAGATAAATGTATCAAATTCAAATGTATTTATAATTCTAATTTTAAAAAATGGATACCTTTATGTAAAGTATAAAATATATCTTTCTCTATATATAGTAAATAAGAACTATAAAAACTATAAGAATTTTTAATATTAATATAATATAATATGTCTGCTGGTTCAGATGCTTCAAATATGGGCTATGGTAATATCAATCCTATTACAAATTTTAATAATATAAATTCATCATCTTCTAATTATTCTGCTGGTTTTACTAGTACACAAATACCTTGTGTTAATAAAATTAATCCATTAATGAATGGAGGAACAAAACGTTCTAAAAAATCAATAAGAAAAATTAAAAGAAAAATAAAAAATATTGTTAAAAGTTATAAAACAATGACTGGAACAAAAATTAAAACAAAGCGAAGATTAAATAAATTACGACGTTCTCTTAGAAAATCATTTAAAAGAACTAAAAGTTTAACAAAAAATATATCACGAGGAATATCTAGAAGTATATCACGAGGACGACAACGAAGCAGTCAAATTAGTCGACATATGGGACGGCAATTTGGACGACAATTTGCTGGTATGAAGGGTGGTTATTCACAATTTGAAAGTAATGTACCTGCAACTGCATCATATTCTACTGGTGGTATTTATTTACCACCTTCTCAATTAGCATTAGCAAATCCTGTACCATATACACCATTAACAGGTAATTGTATTGATAACTATAATAGAATGACTAACACTGGATTTTCTTCAAAATAAATTACACCGACATAATAATATTATAATATTGTAAAAAATTATATTATAATATTACAAGACATATTATGTTTACTGAAATATATTTACGAACAACTAATCCTAATTTTTCATTTTATGAAATGTCAGATCCAGTATTATTATATGGATTACTAATTTCAATAATTACACATTCAATTATTTATATAATATTTATTATTTTATTATAATAGTTTATAATAGTTTACAATAGTATTTTAATGAAAAAACTACAAAATATTACAAATTATAATATTAAGATTATTATATCACTTATTTGTGCTGGATTATGGATTTATTTTAGAACACCTGATTGTTATAAGTTATTACCACGTAAAAATCTTTTCTCTGTATTTATTGTTATAATTTGGAGTTATGCTAACTATAAAGAACCATTATTTTTACCTTTTGGATTAGCATTAATGTATATTTATTCTATGATTTTTTAGGTGGTCCTAAAAAGCATAATTCATCACTAATTTGCGGTTTTTTATTTGTTTTTTTTTCTTTTGGTTGTTTTTTGCTATTTTCTCTTAATTTTGTTATTAAACCATTATCATTAATACTAATAATTTCATTATTTTTATTTGTATCATAATCTTCATCGGTGTCAGAATCAATAATATCTTCATCGGTATCAACTTGGGGAATGCGCCCCTCCACCTTTTTTAAAACTGGATTTAATAAATTGAAATCTTCATCATCTTCATCTTCATCACTTGAATTTGTAATACTTTTTAAACTTAAATTTAAAGGATTTTTTGGACTATAATTTATATTTTTATTTAATTCACAATTTTTTTTTGTTTTTTTTATATTAGAAGGTTCAAATAATACTTTCCAACTATCAAAATTTGTATTATAATTTATACTTGTTGTAAAAGTTATTTTATAATTTTCTCTTTTATAAAATACCTTACGTTTAGACCATTGATTTTGAAATAAACTATGGCTATCTATTATATCTATTACAAGTGGTTTATTATGTTTTGAACGTAATATACGACCTACGCTTTGCTCTATATCTGTCTTTGGTGTAGCCATTATTAATGTTGTTAAAGTTTTTATATCTAGTGCTTCAGATGCCATAGCATATGTAGCAATTACTACTTGTTTAAGTTCTGTTTCTTTAAGCGCTTTTTCTTTCATACCACCTATATAATAACCTACTGTAGCTAATGAACGCTCTTTTATAGCATCATATAAATATGTTAATAGACTTTTATTATGTGCTAATATCATTATTTGCTGGTTTGGATTTTCTATTAATAAATCTCTTAAAACTTTTAAAATAAATTCACTACGACGATTATAGGCACATAATTTTGTTATCATAGTACTATATGCTGGATTACCTCTATAATCATATGCTATTTCATTAAATTCATCATCATTTACTTCATAACGAATACCACGTATTATTACTGGTTGTCGCACATCACGATCTCCTTTAAATATAATAGGACCTAAAAACATTTTAAATACATATGATGTACCATCTTTTCTATTCATTGTAGCACTTAATCCTAACATATATTTTGTTACCAATTTAAATAGACAATTGGAAAATACTTCACTTGATATATGGTGCACTTCATCTATAATTGTAAAACCAAATGAATTAAATAATGTTGATGGATATGTTTTCATTGATAAACTTTGTAACATACCTAATACAATATCTTTATTATCAATATCAATAATTTGCCCTTTTATTTTTCCTACACGTGCATTTGGAAGAAACTGATTTATACGTTCTATCCATTGGTTCATTAGAAATTCTTTATGAACTATTACTAATGTCTTCTTTTTTAATGATGCTATTAAGTTTAATGATAAAACTGTATTATGTGTCACACTAAAATCACCTAATACAAATTTCTTATTACCATCTAACTCAAAACCATAATAATTATCATAATTGAGTTTAATTACATCAAATTTATAATATTGGATATATGCTAATTCACTTAAATCACAATTATAATATTCTTCATAATAGAGAAGTTGTTTAGCAAATGCTCTAGTAGTTATTAAATTATTATCGTATTTTATTGAATTATTATTTAAATAATGAAGAGTTTTCATAAATAAATTTGGCTTTTTGTTATTTTCTTGTGAATTTCTCTCAATATTATTTTCTAAATTTGGATTATATTCACTAATTTTTAATAGTTTTGATTTTTTATCTTTGATAATTACATAATAAAAACCTAACGAATTTATTAAATAAATTAATAACAACTTTATAAAACTTTTTATCTTTAAATTGTTTGTTTTTATATTTAAAGTATTTTTAATATTATTATTTTCTAAAACTAATAAATCAATTATTACTGCATTTTCATCTATAGAAATATTTTTATTTAATATAATAGGATTTAAACTAGTTAATAAACCACAATAAAATAATAATCGTGATGAATAACTATTTATTAAATAATCTCTTAAATTATAGTTTGTATTTTGTATGTTTTCTTTATTTTGTAGAGAATAATTTATATTATTATTTATTATATTTAAACCGACATTATATGGATGATTTGGATTATTTATATCATCTAAATCACATAAATATTTTGTGTTAAATTTTAGCACTGCTTTATATCCATAATATAATGATTTCTCTTCATTTGAAAGATTTAAATAATCTTGTAATTTTAATACATAATAATTATTATCACTTATATTTTTTAGACATATATTATGACTTTCATTACATTTATAATATTCATCATTTACTAATTTTATTTTATACATTTGTTCCCTTCCATGTGCTAATGATAATACTTTACGAGGTGTTGAATCATCTCCCATTAATAAATCATCTTTTTTTACATTTTGAACTTTTTTTAATCTACCGTCTGCCATCATAATTGTAGTATTATATCCTAAACATTTACCATAAGCACACGGTAATTCTAATAATCCACCACCGCATTGTTTTTCTTTAATATGTTCTAAATAACTATTTACTACTACTTGTTGATTTGGATATAATGAACCAGCAAAATCTAGGTTTATATTTTCACCTTCACTTAATTTATATACTTGTGGATGACCGAAATTCTCTATACCATAATAATGTGGTACATAATATTTTGTTGATGACTCACGATAAACTGGATATACTTTATTAATTGCTGTATTTAATGAAAAAGGTTTTATTGTTAAATCATCTAACATCTTATTTTTTCTCTCTAATTCTAAACTTGACTTTATTATTGTATAACCTTTTTGACCCAAATAATATGAAGGATTTTCATTATTATCTTGTTTATCTTGTTTATCTTGTTTATCTTGTTTATCTTGTTGTATCATATGTTTTACTCTTAATTAAACTTGTGTTAAATTCTAATATTATTTTAGTGTGAAAGTTTTAAATAATTTTACTAATTATTTTAAAATTTATTTATTTATTAATTTTTTTTTTATTAAACAATTTTAAAATCTAATATTAATTTATAATAACTTGCTATGGATAAATTTAAAGAATTATTTTCTAAAGGTAGTAGAAGTGAATTAATATTAGTTATTTTATTAATTATTTATTTCTTTATTGGTTTCAAAACACCATTAGTTATTGCTAATTTTATTAATACATTAGCAGGTAAAATAGTTATAATATTAATTGTAATTTATTTATTTATTAATTCAAATCCAATTACAGCAGTATTAGCAGGTTTAGTAGCATTTTATTTAATTACTAATTCTGCTTCATTACAAAATAGTTCTGAGTTAAATGCTTATGCACCTAGTCAAGAGAAAAAGAATTCACAATTTACAGCATTTAATCAATTTCCTTATACTTTAGAACAAGAAGTTGTTGCTAAAATGGCGCCTGTAGTTCATTCTGGTATATCAATTACACGACCATCATTTAATCCAATATTAGAAGACCAACATGACGCTATGCAACTTTAGAGTTAGAAAATAATATAATATTATACTATAAGTTCTCTATAAATATAATGAAATCTAAAAAATGTAGTCTTTGTTACAGCAATATTACTAGTAATATTATTGGTATTATATTTGTTTTTATTATTATTTTGTTTAGTTACAAATTTATTTTTTATAAAAATTTAAGTTCTATTAATATTTTTAATAATGTAAATAATAATA